ACCTTTACCGGTTTTCATAGCCATGTTGTCATTCAATTTTGAATTTTCGTTTTTCATTTTTTTAAGTGTTATATATTATGTTTACAAAATCTATTCTTCCATCTGAATCATCCCGAACTATTTTTATCATCGAGGGCTTTTTATTTAATAACCCGATGATCTCTTTCTGTCCGTCAATAATCGCTTGTGTTGCGCTTAATAAGGTTGCAAAATGAGCAACAACTTCATCCTGATTGGTATTCACAATCACATCAGGGATTTTAATTTCTGTTTTTTGAAGTTCTTCTATTTTGCTCAAAAAAACGTTTATCGCCTGGCTGTTTTTATCTATGACCGTAGCAATAGCATCATCCTGATTGATAGGAGTAAGCCTACGTATTGCGCTTATAAGTTCCCTGTGCTGTTTGTCAGCTGATGTTCTTTCCATAAGTAAATTATTTCTTTTTCCAATTTTCCCAAATAAACGGATGATCGTAAGTCAAGGAATGCGTTTTGCTTAACTGTTCCCTGATTGCTTCCCTTCTGGCTTCATACCCTTTTATGAAAATATGGAACTGCACCTGAATGTTTTCTATGTCCTTGACCCGACCCGTTTCGATCAATCGTTCCAAAATTTGGTATTCCATGCCCTCCACATTGATTTTCATTAAATCTATTTTGGCGGGTAGCTTTTCCTGTGCAACATCTTTAATCTTCACGCTTTCGTTATTATCGGATGACTTAAACAAAGAGCAACTTTCATTATCAAAGGTTATGTTCTGAACGGCATTCTCAGACCCCAGACCATAGGATAATATAATTACATCGGGGTTGTTTGAAAACTTCTTAGCGATTAATTCCGCGAATGATTTGATAGGTTCATAAATATAAATCTGACATTTGTACTTACAATAAATATCCTGTGACCAGTTACCCAGATAGCCCCCAACATCCACGACGATAGATTTTTCGCTTAGATCATAATTCAGTCTTAGCGTGTTGTCTCCATCCGCTTCAAACCACTTCTTTGAATTGTTGTCAAGATCGGATTGCGTAAAACCAATTTCATCTATCATGTCAGACAAATTAAAATCTTTTCTTTGTGAAGGATACCGTTCTCTAATTGCTCGTCAATAAAATAAAACTTATAACCAGGGTTCACCTTCTTAATCATCTTGATATATTTTTTATTCTCGCCATTGGCTCCGTTTTGATCGTCAATTAGAATTACATGGTCATTCCGGTGCGCTAAGATCATTGCCAGCTCCTTTTTCAAAATGGTATCCTGTAAAAACTCAGACTTCTTTCCGTTCTTAATCAGGTCGTCATGGGTTGCCGTACCGGATCCCGCCGGATGTGCATCTAAGAAAATAACCGCCTTTTGGTCGCCGGTCTTTTCAAGCATCATCGGTAAAACCTGAACCGTGTCACCAAGGTATAGGGTTACTTTCTCGTTCGTTCCATATTGATCCATACAGAAATCATAATAAGGCTCATGTATCTCTACAGACTGGATGTTTTGAAACTCTCCCTGTAAAGCACGTTTAATTGATTCACCCATGCACGAACCTGATTCGATGTAGAAATCAGAGTATTGTTTAAAGTCTGATATTTTAAATAGTTTCATTGTGTGATTTATGTTGCCTGTCGTCACTGATTGTACAAAGGATTGTTTTCATTTTATTTTTGTCTCCATCCCGTGAGGGTACTGTACTCACGTATGCTTAAACGCGGTTTTTTGTTTATCGCTCCCACTTACTTTTTACCGGATATTTATCTTCACACCATGCTTTAAAAGGCACGTTAATACAACCGTCCCCAATACTGAACATATCCGTGTCCGGCTCTCCATTCCAATAGGTTAATTTCATATCCTGTACTTCAATCCCTTCCAATTCGGCATAATTCCCATAGCAGGACTTCATCACTAAGCCTAAACCGATCCTGATATGAAAAGAAAAGAACTCATAGGCCCTTAAAAACATGTCTTTATGTATAATCATTGGCCGGTGAACATCAAAGAAATAAGTTGTTAACCCGTTCTGTTCCAGTATGGACATGGTTTTTCTTACGATCTTCTTATAAGGCGAATTTCCTGTTACCTGTCCGTAATAGTTAGGGTAATCGGGGTCTAATGGTTTCAAATAAAAGAAATCATCATTCGCAAATAGGAACGGATCAGATATTTCAGAACTTTCACACGCTTTTTTAACTTTATTCCAAATGTTTAAAGTAGCTGCGTTTCCGTCTTGATGCTTAATATGTCCACAATCCAACCAATCAGGTTTTTCGCCAATCAAATAAAGATCATCAATAGCGGTCAACCCCCTGAGTGAGTACCTGAGTTCGTTATTATGCCAGACTGATCCGGTGCCTAAAGGGATGACGATATCGAGATGAGACATTTTAATTTGATTTGGTTAAATAATATTCACCTCGGTTACGGTCATTAATAACATACATCCAGCCGTCTTGTAAGTGGTCAAATCCCGGCATAGGCGTATTGGTATAATCTCCGTTCTTATCCTTCGCCCAAATGCGGGTATTGATCTCATGCCAAAGGTTTTTGCTTTCTTCAACCGCGTACAGTTCCATGCTATCCATCGTATCAAGGCCATTTCTTACGCTGTCCTCACCTTTTACGCATCGAATAATATAGAAGCCTCTTTTAAGCTGAGGGTATAATTTGAGCGTTTCAGCATCCGCATCATTTTCAGTAAATCCAAAATCAAGGGTATCAATAGCCTGCTTGTCGGCATTATCAGCCACTATCAAGTCTTGTGATCCAAAACCTAACTGACAATAAAGAATGCCTAGCTGAAGTTTATTCATTGGTTCATAATTGATCTCCCTGGCGTATGACTTATTCCCATCGAACTTGACACCAACCAACGCGGCGGGCTTGGCTGTCCCGAAATCCTGACCGTAGTACTCTTTAAAAGGAAGTGCCATGTAATCAGCCAACTTTATAGGTTTGACCTTTTTAAGAATTTGACCTTTACGTCCTGTACTGGCATACCCTCTAATTGACGTTAAGTAGTGAAACTTATTAAAAAGATGATGATTTGGGTCTCCGTAACCATTATAACGGTCAACAATATGCTGCGGTAAATGCGGGTTATCTTCAAAGCTGGTTTGAATGCAAAGGAAGCCGGGAAGTTCTTTTGGTATGATCTGATAAAATCCATCCTCAACAAGCTGGGTATTGAAATAGTTCTTTAGAATGAAATGACCAATATCAGGCGTATTCAGAATTAATATAATAAGACAGCCCTCTTTTCTTAACCCATCAACAAAGGTATTGAACTTATCCTCGTCCCTTAAATCTTCGATTTCCTCCATCACGGCAATGTCTATATCAGACGGCCCCTTTAGATTTGCCTTTTTGCTGTTTGATGAAGCTCTGAAGCCTTTTGTGTAAACAAGGGTCTTGCCTGTTTTTTTATCCTTCAGCTCGGTATCGTTCTTAATATATTCCCGATCCAATGCGCCGTATTCATTCGCTGTGTCGTATCTATCCCATATCTCGTTTAGAATGCTTTCCTTGATAAGTGAATGTTCATCCCGAAGAACAACGCATCTTTTTTTCTTAATGGTTGCAGAATAGGCAATGAACTTTGAAACCTCATAGGTTTTCATGCCTCCTCGTTCGACCGCCGATACAAACGATCGTGTTTGTGGTCGGCGGCAAATTATAGAGAATGTTAAACTTTGGCTGTGAGTAGACTTCTATTCCGCTCATATATTATTTAAAAACGATTGGCTTGTCTGATATACCTATTCCGCCGGAGTGTTCTACCTCTTGTTTATCCGCCCATCCAAAACGGTTCTTCATGTTCATGTACCATCCCGTGTATGAAAATTCTTTGTTTTCAAGCGATGTACGCCCTTTTTTGTGCCACCAAGCTTCAGATAATAACTTACCAACTTTTACGGTTTCCGAAAATTCCGGTTCTTCTTTTAACCATCTATCCCAAAGATCATTTGAAAACGACCCTCTCGTGTGATAAATCAAAGCCTTTACCTCTACATCAGAACCACCGGTTTTATATATTTCAAGTACAGGATCTTGCCATCCATTTGGTAAGTCAAGATTTTCTTTTGGTCTGCCTCGTTCCATAATATTCTAATATTCCATTTGGAATAATTTAAATC